CGGATACTCTTTGACAATCAACTTACCAGTCGTCTTACCTTTCACCCTAGCAATCTTCTTATCATACATTGCCTTAGACAAACTCTTCAGGTCGTCGAGTGTCACGTTGAGTAGATTGGCATCGATACGCTCCGCAATCCTTTCCTCAGCCATCTCCATTGTAATGTACAATACATTCTTACCATCCATCAGGTTAGCCGAAGCCATATGACACATAGCCAACGATTTACCTGCGCCAGTACCAGCCATCAAAATGTTTAGAGTCTTACGAGGCAAGCCACCCTGCGTGATCTTGTTCATGTACTCAAGGTCAAAAGGAATGCGCTCTTCTTTGCGGTGATAAAAGTCATAACGATCTTCGGCATCTTCAACGAAGTCGTGACCAATGTTAGGATCAAACGAGACAGCAAGTGCATCGGAAAGGAGTGAAGGTATAGCACCCTTATCTCTTGATTCCTTACCGCTTGGTTCTAGGATACTGATACTTTCCATGATAGCGTTGTATACAGCTTTCTCCTGACAAAACTTTTCAGTTGTGCCAATCAACCAGTCCATATCTTCGGGCTGTTCAACATCAAGCTGGGAGATATACTCGCCACATTGCTCAAACTCAGTGTCAGATAAATTCTTGACCTTATCTAACTCAATCGTCAATGCCTCTTTCGTTGGCAGTGAGTTGAAGTTTTGTATAAACGCATCAATTTGTTCATAGACCGTCTTTTCGATTCGGTCTGAAAAATACTCTGGCTTTAGGTATGGGAGAGTCCTTCTCGCATATCCTTCATCATTAAGCAGATGCCTCAGTATCAGTGTTTCCGTCGCCATATCCGTTCTCTCTCATATTTTGCTCAATAATATCAACAAGAATGCCACCAAATATTTCAGATGTCTCTTCGTCATCTGTATCCACATTTTCAGCATTCTCTACTCTCAATATTTCAAAGTCAAGGATTCCTTTCTCTCCTTCTTCTCTGAATTTGATTGTATCATACTGGAAAACAACACCCTCTAATTTGCCTTCCAATATTTTAATAGACCAATGGTCATCATGATACGCATCATCGTGCGTAACTAATTCATATTTAACTGACATCTTCAACTTCCTCAGTTGGTTCATCAATACCTACCTGCCCATACTTGAACTCTTTAGCAGCAGCAACTTCAAGCTGAGCCATAATCTCGTCAGTAAAGTATTCCTCAGGATTAGAGTTGATTGCCTTACCAAATACCTTACGCCCATCAGGTAACTCATATCGAGTCGACACTTTCTTGATGATGTCATACTTTTCAGCAAGGTCAAGCAAACCATAATATCGATCAAGACCACTGTCGTATGACAACTTCACCTCAACTTTTTTCTGCTCTTTAGTGAATCGAGACTTATGCATTGTTACCTTGATAATATTACCAATAACATCAGTGCCATCTTTATCTTTCTTTTTACCAAGCATAGCGATTGACGAAGCAGCATACTTCAAACCACTACCACCACTGATTTCTTTGGTAGGAATATAAGCACCGACCACATCATACACGTGGTTAGTAACTAGCAAAGGAACATTAGCTTTAGCCAGCTTCAGAGAAAGTACACGGAAAGTACCACGAAGCAGTTGCGCTTTGGTCATATCTCGCTTATCAGTACCAGCCTCAGTATCAGCCAGTTCCTTGTTAGAAGATAACATACCAAGTGAATCTAGCACCATCATCATAGGTGGCGCATCTTTACCCTGATCAATATAAGTTGTCAGGATACGAGTTGCGTTGGTTCGGAACTCTTCAATCGATGCTGGCTCAGAGATAACTACACGCTTGGTGTCGATGCCTCGATCTTCCATCATCGCTTTTGTAACTGCAGCTTCTGTGTCAAAATAAATCACACCACCGTCTTTGTTATCTTCAAGGAACTGCTTGAGTACCCCAAGTACAAAAAATGTTTTACCAGTAGCAGACTCACCCGCAAACGCAGTAATCTTATTATTCGGGACACCGCCATACAAACTTCCAGAGATGGCAGCGTTCAGGATATACGATCCTGTGTCAACAGATCCTGAAAACTCAGAACTGTTACCGCCATCAGCAAGGAGCGAAGTATTATCGATGCCCTTTACCATATCAGTCAAAAAACTCATTACAATTTACTCCATATTGAACTTAGTCAATTATACTATAAAACAATCTTAATGTCAACTTTTATATATCTTATCAATTAGGTCGCTGAACTGTTCTAGCTTGTCCATACGATTTGGCCAATAGATATAATCTTTTTCAGGATTCTTAGCCAAGTTGTTAAGAAGTGGCTTAAACGTATTGTACAAGTCAGCGCACTTAGCTTCCCAAGAATCAACAGCTGCAGCTGCAGTTTCAGCAGCAGTGCTGGCTTTCTGTACAACGTCAAGTTCGTCTTCAGTGACAGCCGTAAATCCAAAGTCAAAATCGAAGTCGCTCATCTTTCTTCTCCTATCCAAAAAAGTCTTCAAGGCTAGATTTCTTTTCATCACTCCAGCCAACCGACTCTAGGATTATCTTTAGTGGGTCGAGAAACGCTTTATTAAACTGCGTTTCGTAGTCAATATAATCGCTCAGGTCAAACTCTCTAGGCAACGTATTCATTACGCTGATCACGTTATGCTGAGCGGGATTAGGACTATTTAGGTAACAGAACTTCAGTTTTTCACCATCTTTCACTAATTCATACTTTTTTTCAAGACCGTGCTTTTTAATCAGATGATTGTAAACAAGACCACCCCGAACATGTATCGGTGTACTTTTCGGGATAGTCAAGTCTTTTTTACCATCATCATATTTACCAAAGTCTGATACAGATCGAGGAAATGCAACGTCTTCAAAAGGCAACTGTTCAAACTTCTTCCGGAAGTCAGATATAAATTGTTGCGCAGATTGTTCATCCTTGTTCATAATAATATTGATTGCTTCCTCTAGTGCCGTTCGGCAAGACTGCGGTGTCGATGACTTTACAGTTTCGATACCCATCATCTTGAGTTTCGGCTTGGCGTATCGGACTCCCTCATTATCATACACATTCATCATGTATCTTTTCTTAGCAGTCCAGATAGCTTTATCCGCAATAACCTCTCGCTTCATAAACATCTTTTGGTCATACGAGTTTGTTATTCGCGCCAGTTCTTCATAACTTTTATCAATAAAAGGTTCCAACTTCTCAGTTGCAACTTTGTCCAGGAAATTGACGACTTTGACAGGGTCACTTCCCTCTTCAAAGCACTTGCGTACAAGTGCATCGAAATTGACATAGATAGAATCCGTATCCGATGCAATAACATAATCAGCTTCGGATGTTTGAAGTAACTTATTAAGGTATTCATTAACTCTCCTCTCAATCCAACGAATAGACAACTGACCAGATAGTGTGATTGATTCCGCTTTCCTCACATCGAAGAATCGGAAGTATTTGTTACCAACCGCACCATAAGCTGAGTTTAGCTGAACTTTCTTAGCAAGCTGTAGGTTCTTGTACTTACTAATATCTTTAATGACCTGTTTCTTGCGCTCGAGAAGGTCAGCTTTGCTCATATTTTCAATCATTAAACGATCAATCCACTCACAGCTTGACGATATGCTTTTTCAATTTCTTCACTACTTTCGACAACATAGACAATACCGCCTCTGTTAAACTCAACCTTATCTGGGTTTTGTTTACCAGTCGCGCAAAGACCATGAGCAAAACCCATACCCTGTTCACCGTGAATAACCCAACGAGGATCTTTTAAAATAATACCATTAGGACTCTCGCCTTCATACTTACCAACATATTCCCCAGTCAATGCAACCAGAGATACTACGTCACCTTTCTTCATAATTGTGCCAGCCTTTTGTTTATCAATTCAAGTTCCGCTTCAGCTTCAAGCATATTCTTCTTGTAGCTTTTACGTTCAGTGTACATCCTTTCCATCATCTCAGGTAGAAATCCTTGCTTGTCTTTTCGGAAATAGCGACCACTCGCAGCCATAGCATGATGCGGGTGAGTTTCAACTTTCCTGTCAATGAAATCATCAACTTTGACATCTACCACAAAATCATCTTCAACCATAGTTTCGGGAGAGATGTTGTATTGCATAATCAAGTGAGGATACAGAGAATTGAGGTCAAAACTCATAACCCAATCATGCATTCCCACTTGCGGTTCCTTCACGTATGCCCCAGCAAAAGCAGAGTTCTTTATCGTTTCTTCTTTTGGCGGTATCACGATATTCTTACTCATGAGATAATTATGTATAAGCACATCCCACATTGTAACCTGAGTAAACGTATCGTTGTAATTAACCTTAGCATCATACGCAATCGCCAAAGCCATTTCAATCAGTTTCATCTTGTCTTCAATTTTATCGACAAGCTCAACGTCTTTTATATTATAGTCGATAAACTTCTGATAGTCAAGTTTATACAGCTGATGTAAATTTTCCATCTCAGAGTAATCCAACTTTCGCTCGCCCAACTCGACAAACGCAATGTGGTCAAGGCGATACGACTCCTGCTGAGAATATGTAAACTTTTTATACAGGTGCAAATAATCAAGTGTCGCG